GAATCCCCAGCCGCATACCAAGCCGCATACCCAGCCGCAGTCCAAGCCGCACACCTAGCCGCAGCCAACTCATCGCTAGTTGCCTCCCCATTTGCAAATCTTTCAGCCACATCGCAAGCATTAAGACTTCGTTGGTCTGGATTCTCCGACAATTTTAAAGCTTCACGAGCGCACCAAACAGCGAACAAACGCATATCTCTGTCGGTCATAAATTCTCTCCTGCATAAAAGCCAGACAATATCTGATTTGTTTTTGATTTTAGAACGATATTTTTCAACCGCCTCAACAATAGGCAGGTATTCACTTTCTTTGCTTCCCAATTCTGATGGGTCGCAACAAGGATTAAATCTTCTTATAATCCTGTTTGAGATTTTTGTTATTTTTTTCATAAGTAGTTATTCATTAGTTCTTCTCATTAGTTCTTCAAATCCTGCATCTTTAAAGTAGGGCAGATAACAGCCGAGTTCTTCCTGCGCCCACGCTTTTAGTTTCGTCATCAGGTCGGACATAACCGATTGCTCCATTTCGGAGGTTCTAAAGTCCGTTTGTTCGATTTTCCCATTCAGGGGGTTTCGGTAGTTTCGCTGTCCGATAATCTCCCGAACAACATCGCGCTTGCAGTCCTCAAAAGAAGTATATCCCAAATGGTCTTGCAATACTCTTATCCAAGCGTGCAAAAGGGCGTTTTGGTCGTTATTTCTCCTCTTATACACTTTCAGCTCGAATACCTCCGTTCCATTAATTAGTCGGTTAAAATAAACCTCCGCCTGCCGTTTGTCAAGGGGATTTTTAGGATTGTATTTCATTTTACCGTCATCTTTAAGTATCCTTTTCTTGTGCCCGTTTTCTCAAACCGTGAATAGATTTCGGGCATTTCTTCCTTTAGACGCCTCGAGTCTAAAGTCGTGGTTGTAGATTCAGGTACTAAGGTCAGAGTTAGGTTATCCGTTTTGAGCGTTTTTAAGCCCATTTGCGCCATTTTCTCTCCCAAGCCTGCAAGAAGTACCTTTTTGCGCTCTTCGTACATCTCAGCCTCTTGTTTGATCTGTATGATCGTTTTTTCAAGGTCGATCAATCGCTGCATCGAGCGTTCCTCACTCAGGTAGCTTTCGCCTAAGAGTTCAGCCTGAATAAGAGCCTCTACCTGTTCATCAGACTTGCGCTCAACCCCCACAAAGGTACATTCTTTTCCCCGGAGGTGTACCCCCATTAAGCCCTTTACTTTCTTTCCCGTCTGTCGCTCGAACAGGTAAGCACAAATAGATAGTTGCCACGATACCCGTTCTTTGTCCAGAGTAGTAGAGGTCTTAAAGTCGTACAGAAAGCCATCTTCGCCAACAAAGTCGATAGCCGTTGCCACTCGTTCATCTCCTACGATATATTCACATTCAAGGCATTGGATCCCATTTGTCACGAAAGCCATAGCCTCGTCAGTAGTTGGGAAATCGCCATTTTCGTAGTAGTCTTGAATTTCTTTATGAACCAGAGAGCCAAATTCGGAATACCTCCTCAGAACAGACTCAGGAACGTTTTGCATCTTTCCGCCAAAAATTTGCCGGTCGATCATTCGCGTTATCCCCTGAATGGGGAGTAATTCCCCATTCAGAGTATATTTGTGGTTCTTTTCGTCAAAGAGAATGTCTGATTTTTTCATAATTCAGCCTTTCTTTGTGAAAATACTTCCTGAAGTTCAACCCTCGTGTCTGGGTCAAGTCCCTGCCAAATCTTTACAAGCTCATCCTTTGTTTTTGCCATATTGACAGCTAACAGGATAGTATCACTATCCACTTTCTTGGCTTTCTTTTCTTCTCGTGGGTTCCCTTTCCCGTAATCGTTCGTCGCGTCAGGGTCTTTCGTATCGTCGATCAGGAACAGACCGTTAAGTGCGTACTTGCGAGCATAGGATGATGCCGAACCCGTGATTTGTGCTGCATCCATTCCCTTCTTTGTTTCTTCTTCCCGGGCAAAGGCGCAAACCTCTGTTGTGTTGTCCCCGTCTAAGAATGTAGCGGTTGCCTTCACGTACACACGGCCACCTACTTCAACGATTGTGTCTGAAATGGTCATTGAGCAGTCGTGCTTTTTAAGAAGTGGTTTAACGGCTTCGAGAATATCCTCAGCCGATCTGTACTTGTAGTTCCCGAACGAGTTGTATTGGTTTTTCGGTGCTTTAAGCTCCGATTGAATAAGATTTAGTTTCATAGTGTTCTGAATTTAAATGATTCGATAATAGTTTTTAGAGTTTCGTTTTCTTTCTCCAGAGCCTTTACTCTGTCCTCTGCCACCTTAATTCTTTCAATCAGGTAGGCTTTTTCTGCCGTAGGTGGTATGCTATCCGTTACCAGCTTGCAACAACGAAGATACCAATATTCGGCCAGATACTTATCTTGTAATTCTTTCATCGCAATACCAGTTTTTAAGTTCTAAAATATGTTCTTCTTTCTCTGTGTCCCAAATGCAGATATAATCCGATTCCCCGCAGTCAATACTTGCGGATGTCAGCGTGTACTCGTCGGGGTCATCTGGAGTAAGGTAGTCGCCCATCATTCCCGTCTTTATGTCGTAATTACAATGTACGGTAGCTGAAATTTGCAGCAAAAGCTTTCCAAATTCCTTTTCGATATCTACCTGTACTTCGTCTTGTCCCCAGTTGCCAAATTCCTGAATTTCTTCAAGAATCAGCTCTGTGATTGTGTCCCACCATTGCGCAGAAATTTTTCCGCTGGTGGGGGTTACTTTCTTTTCCATAATTTGAAGATTAAGATTAAAATAAAAATATAGCTTAGCCCGATCAGGTTAATGTACACTGTTTCGGGGTTTCCGTTCAGCACAAGGAGGGCGGGGGCAATAAGCCCGCACCGCCCTAAAAATGTTGTTTTCACGAGTATAAAAAATTAGTGGAATTAAGGTGTAAGTCATTTAAGGAGCAAACAGCAACCCATTAGCTGGATGCTTGATGTTGCTAAAGCTCTTACCAGAGTATTCTGCAAGAGCCCTAAAGCACTCTTGCACGCCTTCATCAAAGTTTTCTTTGATAATGAATATACGGTGAACTCTCCTGCGCTGGTCAACTCCACCGTGAAAGGAGTGGTAGATCGAGAAGGCGCAGTTTTCGCCCGTATACCCCCACGTTTCGCCGTTTCCCCAGAAGCGGTTGTGGTTTGCGTGTGGGTTGTCCTCATCTATTGAGCTTGTCATTTCTTCGAGTTCCACATTTTCAATTTCCGAACGTGGAATTATGAAAACCATATCCTTAGAAATTCTGAACTCTGAGCGCAAAAGCTCAAGTGGTGTCATGTCGCTTTGTGGCTTAATGGCCCACACCGAGCCACAATTATAGCCAAGTGAGCCATCTTTTTTGATTGTAGTTTCACCAGCTTTTGAGCCGTCAGTATTCCAGCCCGAAACTTTGATGTGAGTTTCAGACTTGTTTTCGATAATAAAATGGTGGCGACCTAATGTCCCACGCACTCGGAGCTCAACTCCGGTTTCCATTTCGCTTAATTCAGCGAAAGGAATGTATCGATTTTTTGCCATTGGTAAAATATTAAATAGTGTTTTTTAAATTGGTTAAACTATATTTTTGTTGGATATACCGAGTTCTTTTTTTAATTGTTCAATTGTCATTAGTCCTCTATTTCAAATATATGAATATCATCATTCGAATAAACCAATTTTGCTTCTTGTGCATCGAAACAAACGCCTTCTCCAAAATAATCAGTTCTATTGTTTGCTTCCTCAATTGCCTGTTCAATGTTTTCTGCATCAAGTGCAATTCCGCTTATTCCATTAGCTGCATTAACATTGTCAACCAAAACCCAATAACCTTCGTACAATTCTCTTATGTCAGCATTTGCAATATCATCACCCCACAACTCAAAGCCTGAAATGCAAAATGGTTGGTCGTTCTCAATTGCTTCCTCTTTCCAAGTATCAATTTGCTCTTCGGTTGCGCTCAAACCTTCTTGTCCAAAATTCCAGCTTGACCAGTTTCTTTCGATGTCTGACTGAATGTTGTCAGACTTTCTTGCTACGTATTTTGTTTTCATAATACCACTTGATTTTAAATTACTTCAAGTACATACATAGAACCACCACCAGATGGATGTTGTAGTCTAACAGGTGTTATATAAATGTACCGTGTTGTAGATCCTTCTTCAATTAAGACTTCAGTAGGGCCGCCTTTACAGATTTTTGCCCCTACAATAACATTTTCGCATTTTTTCAAATCACTAATTGATGTTGGGCGCTCAAATTCAGAGTCATCAAAACAGATTATTTCTCTGCAAGTTTCCCATAATTGACTAATAGTTGCTTTCATAATTATAAGTTTTTAGAGGTTAAAAAATAATTGCACCAGGCGGCCGATTCGATCAGCAGCATCACGCCTACACGCCTGTCAATCGTGTTACTTCATATCGCTTCCAGATTTTATTTAAATCCTGCGGCAGTTTGGGTTCTTCACACCTTCGGGCCAACGGCCTTACTCGCTTCGCCAACGGAGAGCTGCATCCGCGTCGTTTGACATGTCAAATATCGCTATACTTTACATAGTGTACAAATATTTATAGTTAAACAAGGTTAAATAAATCACGCTAAAACTATGTTATATAACATATTATACGACATATTTACACAAGCAAACAAAGAAAACCCGAAAAACACTTGCAAAAGACTACAACTGTGTATTAATTTAGCACGTTAAACCGATTTAGAAAGCTCAGGAATCGAAGATAAACGATTTTTTGGCAATTTGCGCAAATAAACTACCACCATGCCAGCACCAAAAGGAAATCAATACGCTAAAGGACACAAAGGAACTGAAAAAAAGTTCACACCTCAGCAATGGTCAGATATAATCGAAGAATATTTTAATTATTGCGACAATAATCCACTTTTTAAAAACGAAGCACTAAAGTCGGGAGACAGGGCAGGAGAGATTATAAGAATACCAGCTGCACGCCCTTACCTGATCGAGGGGCTTTGTAATTACGCTAATATTGAGCCACAAACATTCTATAATTATCTTGAAAAAGAAGGTTACGAAGATTACTTCGAAATTACAGCACGCGCAAGGAACCGAATCTTTCAACAGAACATTGAATACGGCTATGTTGGTGCATACGACAGCAATTTAGTAAGTCGCAAACTTGGCTTAGCAGAGAAGAAAGAGATCAGGGCAGAGTTGAAGGAACAGAAGATCAACCTTGAATATAACGGCACACTCGTCAATTTGCGGGGTATTTAACATTTCGTCGCTTCGGTAAAAGTGTTTCCCCGTGAAAATGGCTATTAAAGTTAAAAGAATTAAGAGTATTAACAGTTTCGGACAGTCTAAAATTAACATATGAACTTTGATCCGTCTCCGCTCTTTTGGACAATGTGCAAGCTTTACGAGCAGCATTTTGTTTTAGTTCCGAAATCGGAGCGGCAGCGGCTGACGATATGTAATGAGGGATCGACAAGGTCGGGAAAAACATGGGACTTCTTTCACTTCTTAG